CAATAGAGCCTAATATTTGATTGACTTGATTCCACGGAAGTGTGGATAAAAAGTTAACTATTGCTTGTATTAGCTTTTGACTTATTTCGTATTTTTGCATGTTGTTGTTTCTCCTTATGCAGTTGTATGTTCCTTAGTTCCTCTGTAATAATTGCAGATAAATCATCATGTAATATTTTTAAGTAACCAAAGAAATTTGTTTTAGTGGATATCTTTACATATCCTTTATCTTTTACTTGCTTTGATTCAAATGAATCTAAAGACAGAAGCAAGTCTCCTGAGAATGGGTCTTTAAGTATTCGCATAGCTAGTATAATCCACAAGTTCTTTTATAGGTATTAACCATCCCCAAGAAGTATTATTATCTCCACCAGGAACAGACCTATACTTATTATTTTTTATCATTTTTCTTATTCTAGAAGTTTCTGTAAAAACTGCAAAACAAAACTTTTTACCTTTATAAAAATTAACAGCCCAATACTTTGATTGAGTTGTATTTATACCACTATCTTTTCCACGGCTTTTGTATTCACAATAATGATTCCCACTCTTAATCCACTTATCCATTTCGGATTTAACTTCAACCTTATCACCTTCTAATATTTCACCGATAAGTTTTTCACCTACCTTGCCTTGTATTAAATCACAAGTAAAATCACTTTTATATTCCATTAATTCAACTTTTTCCTCCAGTCATCTAACTGTATTATTTTATTTTCATCTTCTAGTTTTTCTAAATCAAAAACTTGTTTTCCTAATCCATAAACTAAATCGGGGTCATCTAGAGATATTTGTCTCAAGCCTAACGCTACAATGTAGGCCATTTCTTTTTCGGGTGTATTGGGTTCGTATGCGTCATCCACACCACAGGCGTATTTGTTTTCGCCAAAAGGTTTAACGTATAATCGAACTACGTCTTTACCATTTTTTCTAACTTTTTTCACTTTCTATCAGCCTAGTAACCCCATACTTCTTTTCTAGCTTTAACAACTGCCTCATCTTTCCATATCCAATCATCAGGATTAGGAATTAGAGAATCTTTAATATCCTCTATTGAGTTCACTTTAGATAAATAATTTCCCATAACAGTTACTATATGTTCACACATTTTCATTGGAGTTTGGTAGTCTTCTAATTGTAATTGATAAAAATCACTACCAGATTTTCTAGTAATTAAATACCAAAGTTTTTGATTCGCATTAGTTGCTCTTTGGTAGATAGCTTGTTGCATGGCATGAGAAGTAGATATGCCAAAGGGTTTTCTTTTAGAAGTT